ACAACCTTGTCATTCTGACCTCGTTTTAGGATATTAGATGAAAGCTCGATAAAATATGTCCTGCCAGGTACACCTTGTTCTCCTTTATCGCCCTGTTCACCTTTTATCTTCGTCCAGCTATATTTTGTCGGGTCAATGGAATCATCCGGCGTGTCGTAATCAGTATATTGGCCAATATACTGCTTTCCGGCACTGACAACTACATCAAAGCCAGTTTTTCCGTCCGCACTATTCGCATAAGCTATGTGGAAATATGGCGTCTTTCCGTCCGCACCTGCTTTTCCAGGGATACCTTGTGCGCCATTCGCGCCTTTTACAAGTGTCCACGCGTAATCATCTGGATTAGTACTATCTTGCTCGGTAAAATCCGCATACATACCGATATACTCACGATTACTGTCCGACACAGAGAAATCTGTTTTTCCATCAGCACTGTTTGCATAGGCTAAGTGTGTTCGCTGGGATAATCCATTAGAACCTTGGTATCTGCTCCAAGTGTAATCTGATGGGTTATTACTTCCCACTTCTGCTCCAGATTTTAAAAATCCAATATAGGGAATTTCTTCAAGTGAAATGCAAATAGCGTTCCCATCTGTATCACAAATAACATTCCCATCGGAATCAAGCCAAAGTACATATTGAGGATTATCCGTCATGTCCTCGCCATTCGGCATAGAAGAGTATCGTATTGATGGGGATACGCCTGGAATACCCTGATCTCCTTTCGGTCCCTGGAGGCCGTCAACGCCATCTTTGCCGGCGTAAATTTTAGCCAGCGAAAATCTCTTAACTACTGATAGAACACTGATATATGTTGCTTTAATATCTACCCATCCATCGTCAGCGGATAATGCTGTTACTGTGTATGTCTTGGTTGCATTATTCCAGGATCCTGTTACACTATCTGATTTGATAATTGTAAATTTGCAATCAGATGTAATATCCTGTGTTCCGTACATTACGACCGCCTGTGTACTCACGTTACTAGGAAACGTTCCATAATTTCCATCAGAGTCAACAGAAACACCCTGGTATTCGTTACTCAGCTGCAAGGTCATATTCTTGGCAAGAGCCGCCGCTTCCTGCGCGGATTTAGCTGCCGCTAAAGCATCCTCGGAATCCTGTAATGCTTTTGTTACGTCCGTATCTTTTAATCTTTCCCAGTAATACCCTTTTCCATCATTGCGGAATCTGTAAGCATGGCTGTCTCCATCATAATACAGATCACCTACATGCTTACTCATTTCTGTATCAGTTAGCCACTCGTTTGCCGGGTAATTGCTAAGTGTAGGTGCAGGAGTCCCGGTCCAGGTATTGATATTTCCGTCAATCTGACCTTGCATACTGTTTAACAGTCCGTCCAAATGTGATGCACCGATTCGCACAGATGCGCCGTCAATTACAATCTGGTTATTATCAATATCGGCTGAAAAGATAATCTTTCCGTTTGTGTCACGCACGATCAGCGCGCCGGCATTGATGTAGCTTGCATTGATTCCCTCGGCGTATAGCAGCCTTGTAATCATTTCTCCTGTAACAGTAAATCCATAAGGATAGGTTTTTCCACCATCTGTAGAAATTCCAATGGCTTCCGCCGTGAGTTTCCATACGATATCTGATTCTTCCAGAGTCGGCTTATTGTGCATATAATAGATTACACTACCGTCGTCCTGTGGATCTTCTGTCATATAAAGCCCGCCAGACTCCTTAAGCGTATTTGCTAGCCTTTCAACGGCTTTTTCGCGCTCTGTGCGTTCATCCTTAACAAGTTGTCTAGCTTCTACCAGTGCTTTTGTAGCTTCCGACATATATGTGCTACTGTTTCGGATAGGATCATCTGACTGTGTTTTTACAGTGGTAATGCCATTTAACGGAGATGATACATCAGTAATCGGTGTAAGATATTTATTTCCGTTCCGATCAAAGCTATATGCCATGTCGCCAAACTCTAACAGAGGATTATAAATCAGATCTCCTTGCAGATTTCGGAATCTAGCTCCGATCAGATTACCACCAATCCATGCCGCTACAGTTCCGAGGTCACTGTCAGACAGAAGATTGTTTTCTAACTCCAACACATATCCAGCAGTTCCAAACATGGATTCCGATTCTTTGTTTTTTACTCTGATACCAGTAATTACAATATCATCACTGGAAAGTGTAGGACTACTCACGTAATCCTCTAATTTAAACGGAACTAAGGAGCCGTTTTCGACAGCTCCAAAATTCCATTTTATAAACTGCAAATAACCTCTGTTGTCAATTCTGGCGTTTGCTGTCTCTAGCATTGCCGCCCATCCAATCAACTGACGGAATGTCATATTATCTGGGAGTGCCGTAACAACAACATTTCCATGCGCCATAGAAGAAAATCCCATAGGGATATTTAAACTCTCACAAGTGTCTCTTACCAGCGCTATAACTGTCTGTGGAAGTGTCAGAGCGCTATAATATTTAGCGTTGGTTTTATACATGTCGTCTAGCGCCGTAAAGCTCAATATTTCTCCATATTGCTCTGGCGTGGTAATTGTATAGACACCCTTATCAATCGTCTCATATCGGTCTTCCGACGCGGCTCTGGACAGAACTATGCTGTTTCCATCAGTGTCTAAAATCGGCTCATAAAAATCATCCATCCAAATTGATTCACTGGCTGGTTCTGCTACGGAAGTCTGGAGTTTCAAATAGGCATGTACTTTAGCTTGATAGAAATTATAATCTTTCCACTGATCCTCTGTATTGTCCAGTTCAAGCTTCATTGTTTTGCAAACTGTAGCGCCGACCGGGAAGCTGCTACTCTCCGCACAATCAGAAAATTCATTGTTGCCGATCATAATCTCGTTTTCAAGTGTCTTTTTTGTTCCGTCAGCAAAGGTGATATCCACGATTTCAATTACTTGCTCACCGTCCTGCAATTTTTCTTTAAAAGTGTTTGATACATTAATCAAGTGGATTCACCCCCTGCATATTAAATGATATTTCGGAATAGTATTCCCCAACTTGTTTTATGTTGTAATTCATTTTTCCCACGTAAAACTTTTCTGAACGCCATTCATTTTTGTGTGCTAACCAGTGATGTAAAATGAATGGCTTTCCTTTAATAATTGCATTTACCAGATTAGTTGATTTCTCATCAACTGGCACATTGGTGGCTTTATAGCTATATTGCATAACTGTAAAAAGTGGAGTTATTAGCGCAACTCCTTTTTGAGTTCGGTTACTTCCTTCTGAATAGGTGGTCTCAAAATTACACTGCATGTCCTCATCTGGCTGAGGGATGAGAAGCCCATTTATCTTGTATCTATCAGTTATTGATTTGCTTATCGAAAATGCCACGTTCTCACCCCCTATGCCAGCTCAAACGGATTCGTACCGCTTGCGTCACGTCTTAACTTTGCTTCATCAATCATCTCATCAAATATCGTTCTACGGTTCAATTGAGCGGTAAATCTGTAATTTCCGCCACTATTCCGATTTGCACCTGTTTCCTCTCTTACGATCTGTCTTAACAGGTCTTCTGGTGCTTCCAGGTTGCGTCCGTTCTTCTGATCTCCAAGCACTGCAAGGAACTCTGATCTTGGCGGGATAACGGCACCTTTTGCAAGATATGGAATTGTAGGAACTCTTGGGAAATTAGCTGTAAATCCAATTGTCCTTGAGCCAAACGGAGTTGGAACCTTCCACGGTCCAAATGTAAATGCTGATTCAATGCCGCCGATTGCACTGTTTACAGTTCCAATAGCGCTGTTTGCAATTCCGATGACTTTGTTTAGAATATCCCGGATGGTATCACGGATACCGCCAAAAATTTCCACCACTCTGTCTCTTGCCGATGTAAATTTGTTTACAATAGCATCGCGGATAGCTGCGACTTTATTTCCCACAATCGTCACGATATTCTCCCAGGTTTCTCTTGCATTGGCTTTCATACCGTTCCATAAAGTTGAAGCTTTTTCTTTCATGTCGCTAATTTTTCTGGTTGCCGCTTCTGCCATTTCTCGCGTCTTTGAAGTAACAAATTTAACTATCGAAGAAACGACATTTGAAACAAGTGTTCCTATCGCATCCAAGATTCCAGTAACGGTTTCTTTCAGATCAGAAAGAATCATACTTACACCTTTGCCCATTGTTTTAAAGAAGCCAACAACAGCAGATGCTACGATTCCTGCAACTTCTTTGATTTTGTCCCAATTTTTGTACAGTAAAACGCCAATCGCAATGCAAGCTCCAACGGCAATAGCGAATATTCCCCCTGGTCCGATAGCTGTTGCGATAGCTTTAATACCACCTATAATTCCACCC